TTTGAGGTTAGACCCAATTTCAGAGGGGCGAGCATCGCAAAGGCTCGCCCCTCTTTTGATGGCTTGAACGAGGTCGCTCGATTGTTGTTTGTAGCGGCTTCTGAGAGTTATCAATGATTGAACTTTGCGAAACTTAAGCGGATCGGCCAAAGAAATTATGCAGTGGCGACATAGACAGCTGGCTTCTCAAGGGGATATTTAACCAAGAAAGGAGGCAGCTATTAACGAAGACGCCTTAGAATATGAGCTGACTAAAATTCAGCATCAGAAACCAAGCAAGCCGCTGACACCTGGGCAGCTTGGAACTACTAAAAAATCTAAACATAAAAAGGAAGAAAACACTATGAAAAAAATCAACTGGAAAAACGTTATTGAAAGCATCAAAACTGTTACCATCGTGGCATTAATCGCTAGCGTGGTTGGGTTCGGACTGGGAGTGAAGTACCAGGAATCCAAAAACAACCAGCTTGAAACAAGAATCTCTGAGCAGATTCAACAGTTAAAAGCCGTAAAGTAGCGAGCGTGCGACCGGCGCTACTGAAGCCTAAGGTCGCAGCGGTCGAAGCTCATGCATCTGCGCCGTCAAAAGCTGCTGTGGAGGCAGCTGGCGCAGATGTCTGCGAGGGGTTTCGACCGCTGGTCGCTAAATACGACTGGGACGTGAAAGTTGCCATGGCGGTGATGAAAGCCGAGAGTGGTTGTAATCCGAAAAATTTCAATTATAACACCGACGGCACGAATGACGCGGGGCTGTTTCAAAACAATTCAATTCATGACGCGACAGATAGACGCTACGACGTTGAGTACAACGTGGCGCTGGCCTACAGAATCTATAAAGACCGGCGTAGCTGGGATTCAAGCGGATGGAAGGCGTGGAGCGTATGCCTAAATGGCAAGGTGAAATGTTACTAAATTTTTAAGGAGAAAGTGAAATGAGTGAAAGTGAGATTTTGGAGAAGTTAGAAAACCTAATCGATCCGACGTTTCTTGATCGAGCTTTAGCAGGGGAGGCGTAAGTGGAACGTATAACACTAAGCCACTCGGCAATAATGTGTTTCTTGAACAATCAAATTCAATTCAAGAAGCGCTATATTGCTAAGGTATACGACGAACCGTCTAGTCCAGCGTTGGTTGTCGGCAAAGCAATGCATAAGATGATTGAGGAACGGCTAAAAGGTCAATCGTTTGAGATAGCGATTCAGTCGGGCTTGCAGGAAATCGAGAACGTAGCAGACTACGAAATTGACTACGGCAAGACTGGCAGCCGCGAGAAAATCATCGACCAATACCAAAAACTATCAACTATCGTTATCAACGAACTGCCGACATACGACGACATTTTGGCGATTGAGGATCGCGTCGAGTGCGAGCTATTAATTCGTAACAAAAAGATTCCGATGAAAGGCTACATCGATGTGGTTCGCGACTTGGGCGACACGCTGGAAATAATCGATTGGAAAAGCGTTACGTCGTACTCTGACGAAGATACTGAAAATTGGGCGTACCTAATTCAATCCTGGATTTACGTGCAGCTGATTGAGTTCAAGTATAAGAAACCTGTCAGCCGCGTTGTTTTCAAGGAAATCAAGAAAAGCATCAACCGAGACGGTATGCCTCAAATCAAAGACTACGTGCTTGATCGCCACGGTATCGAGGAAGCCAACGATGTGATTGGGCGCGTGGTTAAGGCAGTCAGCGACTATGTTGACAATCCAGACGCGACGTACTTTCCGAATCCGCGCGACATGATGAACGGCGCACAGTCGATGCATATCGTGGCGCAAATGGAAGGTATCAGTGTACGAACAGTTCATACAACAGAGCGCCGTCAAAAGTTCGCGCCAGTCAATACGGTCGTCGCTGAAGATATCGCTAGCGATGATGGTTCGGAAACTGATCTAATAAAGGGGAAATTAGTAGAATTTGGCATCGGCGTACGGATCGAAAAGGTAATCAAGAGTAATACTGTCGATACGTACATGTTTAGACCAAATCGTGGCGTTAAAATGTCAAAAATCGCTACTATGGGTGACGATTTGTCGCTGGCGCTCGGTTCTGACGCTGTGCGGGTTATTGCGCCAATATACGGCACAAAAACAATCGGCATTGAAGTGCCACACGAGCAATCGTTCCCGACTTTCGACGGTAAAGCCAGCAGTCATCAGATTCCGATTGGCGTCGATACCATGAACAACGTTATTTATGACGATATTGCCAAAATGCCGCACATGCTGATTGGCGGTCAAACTGGTAGTGGTAAATCGGTATTCTTGCGGAACATCATTCAGAGCCTAGATGATTGCGAGGTGATAATCGTCGATATGAAAGGTTTGGATTTTGAGGATTTAGGCAGGGAAGTGATATCGGAAGTCGAGCAGGCGCTGAGGCTGGTTGAGCACCTGGCGTACCTGATGGATAAGCGCTATCGAGAAAAGCAGACTAACGCCAAGCGCAAGGTTCTGGTCATCGACGAGTACGCTGATTTGGTCATGCAGACTGGCAAGGTGGTTGAAGAGGTTATTGACGGCTATAAAAAGAATGGCGAGCCGAAATTTAAGAACTACACCAGGGATACACGAAAAGAATTAGAAACTAACCTGGCGCGAATTTTACAGAAAGGTCGATCAGCAAATATCAATGTGATTATTGCTACTCAACGACCAAGCGCCGACATCGTTGCGCCAATTATCAAAGCTAACTGTCCAGTTAAAGCCTGCCTGCGAGTGGCGACTGCTAAGAACTCGGAGATCATCCTAGACGAGTCCGGAGGCGAACGGTTACTCGGCAAGGGTGACATGCTCTATCTGGGTTCAGGCATGATTAAGCCAGTGCGCGTACAGTGCTTCTCGCCGATTGAAGGAGGTAAATAATGAGTCAAACAAGTAGCGATAAGACTATCGTTAAAAAAGGTAATGTTAAGCGGGAGTATTCTAGCATTGCCAAGTATGTTGGCGACTGGGCTCTGGGGCTCAATAAAGAGAAGGTGCTCGGCAATATTCACCGCAACCTGCTGGGCGTCGACAAGCTCGGTAAGATTCGTCCGATGGAGGACTTGGCGTACTTTATGTTAGTATGCCGACAATACAATCTGAATCCGCTCAAGAAAGAAATCTACGCGGTTTATCAGCGGACGAAAGTTAATGATCAATGGGTTGAAAAGTTAGAACCGATTGTAAGCATTCACGGACTGCGGCAATTAGCGCGCCGTTCGAAAAACCCGACGTACGCCTACACTGGCAAAGCAGTTTTCGACTACAAGGACGCTGAAAAAGCCAAGCTGGATTCGGCGACGGTAGAAGTATTTGGCAGATTCGACGGTTCGTTTGAGGCGGTCAAGATTGGCGAGTACACGGCGTATTACGACGAGTTTGTCAAAACACATTCCAATGATGACGAATACGGCAAATATCATGCTGGCGATGCTATGGGGACGTGGAAAACCATGCCGCGAGTAATGCTAGCGAAATGTGCAGAGGCTAATGCCATACGCTCAATCTTTGATATCGGCGGAGTTTACGTCGAGGAGGAAATGAGTAGTAGTGGTGACCGGGTTGAGACGGAGGTAATCGAATAATGACGCAGCAACTAATAACACGAATTCTCTGCGAGGTTCTCTTCGAGAAAACTTCAGAGGAACTAAACAAGTTGGTGCTTGATCTACAAATCAATGACGAGCCGCTAGCAATCTTTTGCGATCAGTTCGATCTTGGCGATTGGTTCTATGATCAGATGACGTTATTAGATATCGACATCATCGACGAAATAGCCGTCATTGCCGATGAACACCATAAAGCTGAGCGTAGCGAGCTGAGAGAAAGCGAGATGTTGCGTCGAGAACTGCAAGAGCAGGGTGCACTATGAGTAATTACTGCGCTGGTGACGGGCATAATCGCCTTCATCGCTGGCACGATTTACGCAAGTAATATTCACGACCAGATTAAAAACGAGGCTGCGAATATTATCAGAAACGTCAAGATTGAAACGCAAGTTCAGCCGTCAACAAATCTGGCAAGGACAAGGATATAAAGCGTGGTCGGTTTATACGAACAACAAATATCTAAGATATCTATAAAAACAACGTTGACCTCTCAGAGCTGCGGGTAGTATCGCAATTTTAGGATAGCTTTTATCCAAAGCACCTAGTACCTTTTTGACGCTATCCGCACCTCTGGTGGGTGTAAATAGTAAGAGCCCGCAGCTCTGAGAGGTCAACAATAATAATTTTAAGGAGAAGCACATGAAAAATAAAGCTAAAGCATTAACAGATCTTCTAGGCTATGCCATTGGCGGGATTTTAGTTTCGCTAGTCGGAGTAGCTATTATAGCAGTATTGGTTAAAGCAATATTGTGGGTTGTGGGGCTGTAAGAAAATGGCAGGGATCACATCATTCATAATTCCGCATACAGTTTGGATTGGCAAGCAGATGTATAGATTGGTCAACGCTGACATTGACGGTAAACGATTTAATCTTCGATATGAGGGCATACCTAGACTAGGTGAAATCGGGTTTGAGTTCAGCATTGGATTTGAAACATTATTTTCGCCGAACGACAAAGATGTTGATGAAGAGTTTACCAAACGTCTTGAGTTGCTTGGCGGCACGATCGAGGATCCAAATGACTAAAAAAGCACTTCGCAAAAAACAGCGCCGCAAGCGCAAGAAATTGGAGGCTACATAATGTCTCTAATGAATTGCACATTCACCGTTCGCTGGAGCGATGAGAATAATAAACCGCATGCGAAAACCTACGCTACCGAAGCTGACGCCAGAAAAGCCAAGCAATGGCTTTTGGAGCGTGGCGTTCGGGATGTAGATATCGCAGTAAGAGTTAACAATAAGCCAGCTGGTGGTCTACATAATAGCGAAAAGCAGTCTGAGTCTACGGCTGAGCAGAAAGGATTTTGGTGGGAGAAGTGAGCAGTATCGTTTCGCTAACTAAGCAGCAGATCGCTGTATATAAAATGGCGCAGAAGCCAACGCCGCAGAACAAGGTTTTAGAGAATGTCAGACTGGAGGTCGTCGAGCAGGAGAAAGGCATATATAAAGCCACGCTCATCGCTACAGACGGCTATAAGCTGATCCGCCGCGAAGTTGACGCCGAGCCTGGTGCGAAAGCCTGCTCAATGAATATCCCGCAGAGCGTTCTCGTTGCCGCTGATAAAGTCATGAAGACTGATTTTGACCGAGCGTATGTTCATGACGGCAAAATTATTGTTCGCACAAATCCGTACGGTGAAATGGTGCCAATCGATGAGAGTTTTCCGATCAAGGCTGAAATCCCATTCCAGGAGCAAACCGAGCTGCGCTTTCCAGAGACACGCCCATTTGTTGAGCAAAAAAGTTCAGAGGCGTTCCCTGTAAAGTCGGTCGTAGTTAATCCTAAATTGCTTATCGAGGCACTGCGACAATTCAAGCAGAGCGATGGCATGATGGGCGGCGTAGTCATTCATGTTGGCAAGCATGACGAGCCAATCTTGATAAAATCCTCGCCAGATTATGCATGGGACGGAAACGAGATCGTGGCTGGCGTTGCGCCAATAAAATCTGACGACATATAAAACCAGTAAGGACAGCAAATGAACATAACACACTACGATTTATTCGCAGGCATAGGCGGTTTTTCGCTAGCGCTGGAGGAGGTATTCAATGAAGCAAAAATCAGTCACATCTTCTGCGAGTGGCAACACTTCCCGTCAGCAGTGCTCAAAAAGCACTGGCCAAACGGGACATTTTACGGCGATATCGCCGACCTTGTTGCCGACACCAACAGCCAGAGACACAAGAGTAGTGTCGCCGAACCAGAAGCCGAGAGACGATCTAACTTGTGCAGTAGAGCTAGGAGCGACGAAAACGAAACGCTCACTATTATCACTGGCGGATTCCCCTGCCAGCCATTCAGCCAAGCTGGACGAAGAAAAGGCACGGCAGATGACCGCTACCAGTGGCCGAACATGTTTCGAGTCATACAAAATGTCAAGCCAGACTGGATCATCGCTGAAAACGTGCGTGGCCTCGTTACTTGGAACGACGGCATGGTACTCGAGCAGGTGTGCGCTGACCTGGAAAGCGAAGGTTACGAAGTCCAACCGTTTATTATTCCAGCTTGTGCCGTCAACGCCCCGCACCGGCGAGACAGGGTCTGGATTATTGCCAACTGTGCAAACTCAAGGTTTAAAAGTTTGCAAAAACGGGAAATCAATCCCGATGATAATGCTACCGACGCCAGTAGCGAGCGATTACGAGGGCGGAGTTTGCAAGGATGCCAAGATAGAGAACGGCAGATGGCTGAGGATGAACTCCAAAGGACAGAGGTTTGGGGTCAAAATCAGGGACGCAGTAGGAGCGACTGGGATCAAGACTGGCGAGAAGTTGCGACTGCAACCTGCAATGCCAGAATGGATGATGGGTTTCCCCGAGAAGTGGACGGAATTTCCTATAGCTTTGCCAAATGGAGAAACGAGTCAATCAAAGCCTATGGCAACGCTATAGTGCCGCAGGTGGCGATGGAGATATTCAGGGCAATTAAGATGACGATTAATGTCAACTAAACCACTAATTTACTTTAATTTGAAAATTGAAAGTAAAGTAAAATGTCAATTTTGTGGACATAAGAAAGGAGATATCAATGATTTACGAAGTAGAAGTTAGACAAACTACTGCGGGTAGAATTCTCATTAAGGCTAACAGCCTAGAAGAGGCAGAAGAAGCTGCTAATCGATATATACAAGACGAATATAACCTTACCTCAATATATTTTGACGATATTTTAGACTGTGATGTCTGGGACGTGTCAGAGGTATCAGCGGCAGACGTCGTTAATGATGACGCAGATATTATCAAGGCGGAGGATGTGTTATGACAAACAATGAGGGTAAAAAATGAAGTCTGATTATAAATTCCCGAATGAAGGAGCGACATCGTTTGTAGTGGCTCTGGTGGTCATTGGAGTCACATCATTAATAGCTTTCACCATCTGGGTGGATAGGTTCTCCAGGCAAAGCATTGAAAACATGAATACTGAAGCCCGCTGTAAATCTGTAGGTGGCGAGATGGGCTATTCAAAATGCTTTAAGAATGGGAGGGAGATATGAAATACAATACTAAGTTGAGAGTCCTTACGGCTCTAATCCTGATTTATATAGGCTCAAATGCGTATCTAATTCTTGAATGTATATTATCCAAAGAATATATAGGAGCATTATTTTATTGTATAGTCTTTTTGTTTAGCTTGTGGGCATACTACAGCATAAAACACGAGGCAAAAGTTAATAATAGGATTGACGGGTGCCACGAACTACTGAAAATACAAGCCAGCGTTATTACTGACGAGTATATGAAAGGTATGTACAACGGCATGGAATTAATACTATGCACGCTTGAAGACCGTGAACCTATTTGAGCTAGTGAACTTGATACAAAATCAAAGAGAGGAAGGAAACTTAAATGAAAAAACATCGACTATTAATTAATCTATTAACAATCATAGGCTGGATAGTTGTAGCTATAGTTATTGTATTACCACCATTCTTGTATGTATACGCTACTCAGCAAGACCGCAAAATCACTGTCAAAAAGACAGAACGTATCGTAAGCCCAGATGGTAAAAGCAGTAAATATCTAATATATGCAGAAGATGGTGTTTACGAGAATACCGACAATATCCTGCGTATGAAATTTAATTCATCAGATATTTATGGTCAGTTACAAAACGGTAAAACATATATGTGCGATACATACGGTTGGCGTGTGCCGCTCTTAAGCATATATCCAAATATTGTGAAGTGTGAGGAGAAATAATGCACGATAAAGACTGAAAGGACATTGAATGAAAATCTATAACGTTGGCAGAGACTCTCTAAACGAATACGATTTAAAATATCTAAATAAAGAAGTCTATGAATATCTTATCTATAACTATGAAGTGGGTGATTACCAGGGCGATGGTGCAGCAGTTCTTAAAGATAATAATGGTAAGTTCATACTGATAGACCTAGGTCACTGTAGTTGCTATGGTCCATTAGAAGAGCGCAATCCGAGATGTATCTACTCACTAGAAGAAATAATTAATTTGTTAGATAGGCGTTGCCAATATACATGGGGCGGTGAGTATATCGAAAATGTTGCTAAAAATCTTAAAGAATTAGAGGGATTAAGATAATGCGAGAATTAAAATTCCGCGCTTGGGACAAACTAGAAAAAAGAATGCGAAAAGTCGTGTCGCTCCATTGGCAAGGCGACAAGCTTGTATCAGCAAGGCTTGAGGGTGATAACGAGCCGATTCCTATTGAGGGACGGCTGGTGATCGAGCAGTTCACAGGTTTAATTGCGCGCGATAAAGAGGTCTGGGAAAACGATATAGTCGAGATTACTAGTACATATCATGATTATGGATTGGGTGCAGTGTTTTGGAACGATAACGACCTTAGATTTGGAGTTAAACTCAACGAAAATCCAATACCGTCTGCGATGTACGAGGTTGACGCAGGGCGAGATGAGGTTAGATTTGTTAGTAATATCCATGAAAATCCTGAACTATTGGAGGAGAAATGAATTTTATTTGGATTGGCCGCCGACCAGTTGCGGACGATGTTCAGATGAATATCTTTATTTTTGACAGTACGCTCGTTGAAGCAGCACCAATTGATAGAATGTGCGGACACTTGCTTAACAAAGACGCTAAAAAACTAAACGAGTTTCTAGATAAATATGCTGACGCTCAGCCGTTTGATAGAATCCTCTGCTATAAAGACACCGGAGAGCTGACTGAGCGTTTTATTAAAGAAATTAGAGAGGCGGAGGAGAAGTGAAAGACTTAGAATACATAGAACAATATATTAAAGATAGAGAATGTAATACGCCCGAACTCGCTATCTCATGCAGAGTTATGCTTAATGGAAAAATTAAATACTGTGCTAGGTTTCTTATGGTCGATACAGAAGATAACGATAACACCGATTTCGTGCGAGCTGATGGCAGCAGTCTAGAAGAAGTCGTAAGTAAGATTACGGGATATCTAAAGAGTGGGAAGCATCATAGCGACGGGAGATGTCTATGATCATCCCCACCGAACAACAAGAAGCCGAAGCTCTAGCAGCATACTTACGGCTTAAAGGCTACAAATTTACACACATTCCCAACGAAACTGGCAGCGACCCTAGGGCACGTGCCAGAGCAGTCAGGATGAAGCGTGCTGGCGTTAGTCGTGGCTTTCCAGATTATCTGGTATTTGCCAATGGTAAGCGTTATGCAATTGAGCTCAAGCGTAAGAAAGGCGGCAGAGCTACGCCGGAGCAGCTGGATTGGCTTGGCGTGCTAGATGAATACGGGTTTAATGTGAAAGTCTGTAATGGAGCTGAGGAAGCGATCGCATTTATTGAGGAGCGTGCCTAATGAAGCATAATGAGTAAAGGTAATAGGGAGGCTTGAGACGTGGATAAACCAAGCTAGCTAAAACATAATGGGCGTAAACGTCAATAATATGTGTGCGCCTAAAAAGAAAGACGGTCATTTGCGGCCGCCTTTTTAATTTTCCACAGGTGCAGCAAAAATCCCTACAATATTTACAAAATGTATTGACGTTTGGCACTACCTTTGCTATACTAAAGACAGTCAAGAAGGAAGCGGC